CAGCCAGCGTCAGAAAGCCAGTCTTCAGCCGATCGCCGATGACGACGCCCTTCTCATAGGCTTCGCTCATCTTCAGCGCGTTGCTCGCCGCGCCAAGCTGCGCCTCGGAGGCGCCACGCAGGGCGAGCTTGTAGAGTTCAATCTCGCGCGTGGACTTGCCGTTGGTCGCTGCGGCCGTCTGCAGGCTCTTGACGTAGTTGTCGATCGACTTCGACGCGCGCGCAGAGGCCGTGCCGACCGAGTCGGAAACGTCCTTGCCGAAGCTCTTGATTGACTTCTTCGCGTCGTCGATCCCAGCCTTCAGCTTGGATGCGTCGGCGCTGACCTCGATTACGCCTTTACCGATCACATCAGTCATTTGCTGGCTTTCTGGGTTGCTCGGATCGTCGTCAAGGCGGCGTCTTCCATCGTTCGGATGTCGTCAAAAACTTGAGCCCACTCGCGGCGGGGAACCTGCGTCATCCGCAGGACTTCGGGCAATGCGCCGTAGTCCAACCCGGTTGGCCCGGCCATGCCGGTGCGCCACTGGGTAGACATCGCAACGAAGGTGTTGAAGGACAGATGGTTGTCGGGCCAGATCGGTGTCGGAGGGTTTGCCTCTTCGATCGTCAGACCGTATTCATCCGCCTCAGCCTGCGTTGCGTCTTTTGTGTACAGCGCCCTCGCCGCGGCTTTCAGTTTTTTGCGCGGTGCTGAACCAGTTGGTCGATGTATGCCTTGTAGGTAGCCAAGGCCACGCCGATGTGGTTCTCAAGCAGGAGTTCGACGTTCTCCCGGCTGAACTCGTCAGACAACTCCCAGCCGACGACCATCTCGAGGAAGGCGTCAACGTCGGAGCGATCGGCGCGAGCAGCCAGGAACTCATCGAGCCCTGTCTTCGTGCGGTGCTTGAAGGTCAGCGAGACGTCGACCGTCTCGCCGCCAGCCTGCGGAAAGCCAACCTTCGCGGTGAAGGTCGGATGTGCTTTGAGGCTGAACTTCGGCATTACGAGGCGTAGCGCGTTGCCGTCTTGAACGAGATGGAGCCTTCGACAGCCATCACTTCGTCTTGCGTGGTGCTCGGGGTTTCATCCACGGTCACGTAGCCGTTGTAGTAGATGAACGAGCCTCCCGGCAGCGAGAACTTGATCACGCGCTGAACGCGGTCTTCGTTGGCCTTCGCCATTTCGATGTAGCCAGGAAGCGAAGGATCGTCACCGATCGTCAGCTTCAGACCCTTGGCCGACTTCTTCGTGGGGATGCGCGTCTCGAAGTCGTCTTCGAGGAACTGGAAGGTCGTGAACTGCTGTTCGCCGCCTTCGGTCGCGGTGCCGAGGATCTGCGGGATTTGCACAAAGGTGCTGGCCTTCTTGCAAGTGCCAACGCCACTGCCGGCCGGGTAGGTCGTGGTGTTCGACGTGTCGATGCCTTCGAGGTTGAAGGTGTTGGCGGTGACGCCCGAGACGCGCACAGGGCGATCGCTCAGACGGTTCCATCCCGAAGTCGGGACGATGATGTCGCCATTGGCGAGGCCGTGAGCGGTCGCCGTGGCGACAGCCGGGTTTGCATTGGTGATCGCGGTGATCGTCAATGCGGCGCCATAGACGGTAGCGATGGCGAAGGTGCCACCATTCGGCAGACGGACGGACATGATGAGCCCTTTCTTGGAGCGAAAAAAAACCGCCTCAGAGGGCGGTCGGTTGCGGATGCCCGGAAAGGGCGGGGAAAACTAGGCTTGGAACCAAATCGAGAAGTCCTGGCGGTAGCCGTGCAACTTCGTATCGGATTCGTAGGTGGCGACAGCGCCGCCCTCGGTGGTTGCCATCAGAGTGGTCGACAGGCGCACGGCGTCTTCGACCTGGCGGATCAGCGCCGAAGCAGCGTCATCCGTTTCGGCCCATGCGTTGATCTGGAAGCGCCCGTTGCGCTTGTCCGGGACGCCGGTCAGGAAGTTCACCGGCACGCCGCCGACTTGCTGATAGGTGAGATACGGCTTGGCGCCGCCCTGCTTGCCCACGTTCGGGTAGACCCGGCCAGCGACCAGCGAACCGATCGCGGTTTTGATGTCGGCTTGAACGGTCATGGTGTGGCCGCCAGCTTTTCAGCCATCCGAGCCTTTCCGGCTGCGATGGCTTCATGGATCTTTGAAAAAGCGGGCCGCAGGAACGGGTGAGCCGCCGCGCGTGACGTGCCAAACTCGACCATGTAGCCGTAGGGCGCGTCCGAGTGGTTCCAACTGATGCGGTAGGTCTTCTGCGTCAAGCCCGACCTCTCGGGCGAGTACGCACGATAGATCGACTTCTTGAGGTTGCCGGGCGAGAACAGGTAGCGCTGCCCGGTGCTCTTGTGGTTGGTCCCGTAGAAGTAATGGGCCTCTGTCGACACCGGGCAGTTTGTCTGCGCCTCTTCGTACATCACCTTCGCCATTGCTGCGGCGCCCGACATGACAACGCGGTCTTGAATGTCTGCGGTGAACTTCGTCAGGTCGACTTCTAGGTCGCTGCTGAACTTGGCGTCGAGGAAGTTACCCATTGTTGGCTCCCTGCTCGCACGCGAGGTCGAGGAATCGCCTGCCAGTGGCATCCGGCAGGATCGCGCGGATGTCGTAGTAGGTCGAGCCTTCAGCGATACGCATCCCAGCAGTAACACCAGCACGAAACCGGATACGGATGCTGCAGTGCGCCACAGACACCGGGGCGTCGGCCTTCACAGCCTCGAGCCCTTTGGCGAACCGAATGTCAGCCCACAGCGACGCGACGTCGGTCCATCCGATCGTCGGTTGACCCGATGCGTCCTGCGTGTCGAGCGGCGCCTGCAGCTTGACCGGGTGCCGAAGCTGTCCAGCCCTCATAGCAGCCAAGTCCGGTAGCGGTCGAGCAGGAGGTCAACGTGTTCGTTTCGCTCGATCTGCTGGCCCACGGTCCACGCTTCGCGGTTTTCGTACAGGGCGCCGACGCGGAGTTTGATCCAGGACTTGATCGGCTCGGGGACGCTCGCAGCATCGAGGTAGCCGGTCGAGAACACAATCTGCACCGCTTCGGCCTGCGCGCGCGGAGTCGGCCAGGCTTGACCGTAGGCAGGCACGACGCGCGATGTGTATTCACCCACGCCGACGAGTTGATAGACGCTCTGGTCGACCGTCGTCAGGACGCCCAACGTGTTCACGTACTTGACGGAATCGATCTGCGTCACCGGAGGGCGCTGCAGGTCGATGCATTGAGCGAAGGCGCCTAGCGTGACTTGCCACTTCTGCGGCATCACAGCCCGGCCCATCAGATGCTCGGCCTCCAGAGTCGCCGCGCCGATCAGCGAAGAGAACAGCGCGTCTTCCGACGTGTTGCTCACGTCCGCAATGTCGGAGATAACCCGGCAGTGCAGCTTCGCCTCTTGGACGGTGACCGGCAGCGCCGCGGCCGACGTTGTTAGTTTGAGCGTCATGGTGACCCCGGAATCAATTTGAGGCCGACGCGCGCGATGGCGACTTGAGCCTTTTCAGCGGACACATCAGAGGCAGCCAGCAGCGCCGTGCATTGCGGCAGCGTGACGCTGATCCCGGCAGCAGAGCAGGCGCCAAACAGGATCGACGCATTCGACAGGGCGCCCGCGAATTGATCCTCGATCAGCCCAGCGCTTGCGTAGTGCGTCGGAACCCCGACGCCGGATGCGTTGAGTTCGGCGGTGAACATGCCAGCACCCGGAGGGCCTGCCAGTTGCGAGCAGAGGCTGCGCGCGAGTGCCACCTGCGCGGCGCTCACGATCAAGGTGCGGTGAACGTACATCAGTAGGCCCCCGTCTTGCTGTTGACGTAGTTCTCGCCGGCTGTGATTTGGTCTGCGGTGGAGGCTGCGCCGCGCACGATGAGCGAGTAGATCCTGCCGTTGAAGGGCAGCGTCAGGCCGCCGCGCCGTCCGATGTGCATGACCGCATTGGCGTAGTTGCCCGTGCCTTGATCGGCTACGGCCGAAGCCACTTGCACACCGTTGACGCGGATGGCGGCGATGTCGTTTGCAACGTCGCCAATGCCACCGAGGACAACCGTGCTCGGCGCGGGGTAGGTGGCGGGGCTGCTTTGCGCCGCGCTGGTGGTTCCACAACTGTGCACCCCGTAATTGGCAGAAGCCGAGTTCGGAGCGCGCAGGCCGAACGAGCCAGCGGTGACGGCGTTGACGGTGAACTCCATCAGGATGCCGACTGCCGCATCGCTCATCTTGGTCGCCCCCGCCAGCATCGTCACCTTGTCCGTTCCGGTAAAGTTGATGGCGGCGGTGGTCAGGAAGTCATCAACCCCGTCAAAGTCGAGGTAGAAGCGCCCCGAGCCATCCTTCTGAATAATCGGCCGGCTCGTCGTCGTTGCCTGCGTGGCGTGATTGCCGCGCCCGCTCAGGTCATTGATTGCCCCGACAGGCTGACCCACAGCAGTAACCGGAGTCGTACGAGCCGCGTCCTGCCACATCGTCGAGAAGTTGCTAGGGTCGAGCCAGATCCCTTGCTCGCCAGATGCGAACAGGGATGCAATCGCCGAGGCATAACCCCCGCCCCCGCCAAACCCGGCAGGCGGCAAGTCCAGCCGCTTCCGACGACGTTTCAGGTGAATGGACACAGGTCAGCCCTTCAGCGACTCGGCGAAGGCGACAGACTCGGGATGCGTGTCGACATTGCCCGCGGCCTGCGCGGCTTCGGCCTCGGCCTTGTCCAACTCGACGACAGCGTTCATTGCGCCGTAGTGGCACGCGAAGATGACGCGCGCCTTCACCTTGCCGGCTTCGACCTGCTCGGCGGCTTGTTTCTTGGTTGCCATGTTGTGTTTTCCTTGCGTCAATGAAAAAGCCGCCCCGGCTTGTGGCTGGAGCGGCTTTTGCGTGAATCGCTTAGGTAGCGCTGTGTGCGTACAGCTTGACGCTGTTCGTGTCGAGCAGGTTGCCGCCCATGCGAGCCCATGCGAGGTAGCCGACTTGGCCGAGCTTGGCGTAAGCGCTGTCGTCGAACCTGAACATCGTCACATCCATAGCGTCGCGGATCATGTACTTGCCGAAGTTGCCGAACGCGATGGTCTTGGCGTTGGCGGCCGGAACAGCCATGTCGTTGTTCAGGTAGACCGGGTAGCCCAGCAGGCGGTCAGGCGTTGCGCCGGTCAGACCTTCGTCGTAGCTAGGCATCCAGATCGGACGACCAGCGGTGTCCTTGATCTTGCGGATGACGCGACGGGTCGTCTGATTGAACATGAAGCCAGGCTCGGCGCCGGCCAGTTCCGGGTTAGACGAAGGAGCGCCCAGGTAGGCCACGTCCAGCGAGTCGATCAGGTCGACCAAGTCGTCATAGATGACGGTCAGGGTCTGGCCGGTCGTGCCGGTCTTGCCGGTCGAGGCTGCGG